CACAAGTACAGGACCTTCTCTCGTTTCTATACCGGAGCAGTTAATGCTGACCCAGACCAGGACGGGCGTGGATTTTTCTACAAAGACCCACAGACAAACGAGTTGATGTTCTCCTTCCCGATGTCTGGTTCGATATCGAAGCTTATTACCGGCGGTGATTACACAGCAGGTTTGGCATCTCCGGTAAAGCGTTTGTCTCAAGGTATCAACGTGTACCCAGGCATTGGTCCATTCGCGCAGATTGGGGCAAACAGACTTCTTGCTGACACCCCACAAAACGACGAGATTAGGCAGATGCTTTTGCCGTATGGGGCACCAACCGCTTTGTCGAGCGTGCTTCCTGGATGGACGGTAAAGATGATGGAAGCTCTTGCTCAGGACAGGAACAGAACAAACACGGTGTTCGCGAACACTTGGTTTGAAACAATCAAAGCAGAAGCCAATACAGGAAAGTACGATCTCACTCTTCCAGAAGAGAGGGAGAGAATTAAGGACGTTGCTGCGGAAAAAGCCAAGTGGATCACGATGATGCGCGCAATGTCGCAGTTCATTGGACCAACTTCAGGTCAGGCTGAGTTTAAGATACCCACCGACCAGGGTGATGTGTATGTAAGAGAAATCGTAAAAGAGTTCTACAACATGCAGCAAGAAGACTACGACTCTGCTGTTGAGCGTTTCTTGAAGCTGCACGGAGAGAACGCTGCACTTTACGTATCTTCAAAGAGTAGGGCTAAAGCTCCGGGTCTTGAAACCACGGACGACTTTGGTGACTGGACCAGGAACAACCAAGACCTGATTAACGGTTATTCAAGAACTGCATATTATTTGGCCCCAGCCTTTGGCGAGTTTGACTTTAAGACTGAAGCCAGACAGCGTACAAAAGGTGAGCGAGAGTCGCTTACAGCTGACGAAATGATAGAGCTTGCACAGAACCGCATTGGTTCATCCAGGTACCGAGCAGCAAAGCTTGCACTTGGTGCATACCCAACCAAAGCTCAGGCGGAGCGTCTGGCAGCATTCCGAGTTGATCTGAGCAAAAAATACCCGGGATTCAAGCCAAAAGCAGAGTTCGTTACCAACGAGTACGAGAACGATTTGGTTGAACTAGGCAACCTAATTAAAGACTCACGAGTTGGTTGGAACCCAGCTGTTCCGGCAATTGAACAATACCTAAATCTTCGCAACATGGTAATTGCTCAGTCTGGAAAAAAGACTCTTTCTTCCAGGTCTTTGGCTGGCAAAAGATCCGAGCTGTTCCAGTTTGGAGAAGCGTTGGCTAAGTCAAACATATATTTTGATAGAATCTGGCAGCGCTTTCTGGCGCAAGAGGTTGAGGACTAATGGACCCAATTCAAATAACAGAAGAAGACCTAAAGAAAGCTATTGCCGAATGGGCAAAAAAGAAAGGTCGTCAACCTAACACGATTGAAGTCAGAAAAATATATGCCGACATGCAGAAGGCTAACTCCGCTCAGACCGAAGAAGAAAGAAAGCGTCAAGAAGAAAAAGATAAAGAACCGCTCACCGATAGCGGTATCGATATGCTCACCAAGCAGCTTATTGGAAGCACCCCTGATATGGGTGCGTTTCAGCCACAAGAAATGGCAGCAATACCAAGAACTGTATCTGGAGATTTCTCAAACACAATTGATCCATTAACAGGAAAGGCCTACTCCGGTCTAGAGCAAAAGCGCTACGGGTCATTCGCTCAGTGGACTTACTATGGGATGAACCTTGTTGATGAACAAGGAAAAATTACCAACCAACAACTTACCGATAACAGTGGAAATGCTGCGGCAAACCCTTTGTTCCAGCAACTAAAGATGGAGGGAAAGCTCCCCCAGTTTTTGCAAGCCCTAAAAAACTCTCAGCATTACGGAAGCAGTTCACCATCTCAAATGGCCTTACTGGGTCAAGGCATGACCAACGCCGACTATTCGGCATTTGATTCTTTTATAAACTCCGCAAACCTTGCTCGTGTTACGCCTCGTGCGTACATGCAAATGATGGACAAGTTGCCTCAACCTAGCGGTTCTGGTGGCGGTGGTGTGTCTTATCCAAGTACTGCAGACACAAACAGGTATCTGCGCCAAGCTTCATTTGAAGCATTTGGCCGTCCCATGACCCCAGCTGAAGCAAAGGTTGCATTCCAAGCTGTTCGCGCTATGTACGCGAAGACAAGCGGCGCAGGAGGAGAATCAGCTCCAAGTCTTGACACAGCAACGCAGCAGGCTGTGGCTCAGGTATCAGGGGAAGAGGGTGCAATATACAATCTTGGTTTAGCTCTCGACAGAATGTTTAAAGGCGGCGGTTCAATCTAATGGCTGAAACACCAGTTAAATCTGCAGCTCCGGCAGAAATGCTCATTGCTCGTTACCCTGCATTCAAGGGTTTGGTAAACGGCAATGCGGAGGATATGGCCAAGCTTGTTTCTGAGTTTGGACAGGATCTTGTTGACTTGCTTTTGGCAGTCGTTGCTGATGGCAAAAAGAAGCCAGAAAACAGGCAGTTTGATTTTCAATCTGCTGCTGGGCTGCAGGCTTGGGATGCAAGGTTTGCTGCAACTTCTTATTACCAGACCACGTCCAAGACCGAACGTGAGTTTGAACTCAAAGCAGATACTGACAAGGCGCAAGAAGTTGATGACCTGTCCGACCAACTTGCAGCTAGTTACGGTGAGCTGAAACTAAGTAAAGAAACCTTTGACAAAATTGCTGGGCAAGCTTTACGTAAAGGCTATCAGCTTGGATCGATTTCACTAGAGCATCTTGTGTATGGAGAGGCTTCAGTAACTCCTTCTGCTGATATGCAGGGGGCTTCCGCAATCGCCGGAACTACGGGCGTAAATGAGCTAATGACCATTGCAAAAAACTATGGCTACACGCCAGCTGATTTGCAAAAACAAATTGTTTCTGTTTTGACTGGTGAGCCAGTTAACGGTGTTGTAATGACCAGGGACAGTTTTGAGAATATGGCCAGGCAACAGGCCATTGGCATGTATGGACACCTTCGCGAAAGGATCGAAGCAGGATCAAGCTTGGAGGATATTTTTAGTGGCTATCGAAACCGTATTGCTTCATTACTTGAGCTGGACCCGAGATCAGTCCAACTGAGCAACCCTTTATACGCAAAAGTTCTAGGTACTCCAGAGACAGGGCAAATGAGCCTGGCTGACGCTGAAACAATGGTTAAGACTGACGAGCGGTACAAGTATCACATGACCAAAAAAGCAAACAGAGACGCCCAGTCAATAGGCGCTAGTCTTTTACGCATGTTTGGAGAGGTTAAATAATGTCTGACAATTTTGTTGAACAGATAAACGACGCCTACGCCGGAAAGTATTCCTACTATTTTGGCAATAGTGGACCGGACTCTGGGTCACCAGCTCCAGCAGCTCCAGCAGCTCCTGCACTGGATTTAGACCCTTGGGGCAGAACGCCAGACAACCCTAACTACGGTGTTGATCTAGACGCAAAAAGGACAGATGCTCGTGCGTCGATCAAGGCCTTGCTAGCCAAATACAAGCTTGAGTCTTTGTTCGACACGGTGTGGACCAACTACACATCAGACATGGTTGACTACACAGATACAGATGCTTTGGCCATGTCCATCAGAGAAACAGATGCTTATAAACAGAGGTTTACTGGCAACGAGGCGCGAAGAGCCAAAGGGTTGGGTGACCTAAGCCCTGCTACATACATCGCTCTTGAGGACTCGTTTAAACAGACGATGCGCTCTAATGGAATTCCTGACAAGTTTTATGACGAACCATCTGACTTTGCTCAGTTGATTTCAAACGACGTAAGCGTAAGCGAGTTTAATAGCCGTATCGAGTATGCCCGTAGCTTGGTTCAAGATGCATCTCCAACTGTAAAAAGCGAGATGTCAAGGATGTTTAACGTTACCGAAGGTCAGCTAATTGCATATTTCATCGACCCGGACAAGGCTCTTCCAATTCTCAAGGAGCAAGAGCGCTCGGCTCGCATTGCTGCAGCAGCTGTAGAAAATGCTGGAATGCAGTTGACTGTGGGAATGGCTGGGGACTTGGCCAAGCGCGGCTTCACAGAAGCGGAAGCACAGAAGGGCTTTGCAAACGTGTCAAGACTTGGTGAGCTGACTCAGCAGTTTGCTGGGGAGACCGCCATTAGCCAGCAAGATGTAATTGCGTCTCAGTTTGGATTTAACACTGAAGCAGAAAAGGAAATCAAGAAGCGTCAAGCTCGACGAGTCAATGAGTTCAAGGGTGGTGGATCGTTTGCCAGGTCTGCTGGTGACGTTTCTGGATCAATTACAACCGGAGTCGGAAAAGCTCAATAGATACTTGACACGCTTTGATATGCGTGTGATATATTAAGAACATCTCATCAGAGATACCTGTTGGAGAGTCCCTCGACTTCAACATGAAAAAAGAGGTGAGATTTGCAGCCGGTCTGGAACCTCCAACCAGAACGTGGGCAGAAGGAGTGGGTCATGTCAGATTCGATGCAAGAGTTCGAGGACGAAGTTCAGACCGAAGTTACACGAGATCCAGTGCGCGCACAATTGCGCAAAGTGGAACAGCAGTTGAAGGCAGCCGAGGCGAAAGCCAAGGAACTCGAAACCGCAGCACGAGAGTTGGCCTTTGTGAAGGCGGGCGTTGATCTTAACGCTCCAGTCGCAAAGTACTTCGTCAAGGGCTACGACGGAGAGTTGTCAGCAGATGCAATTCGTGCAGCAGCTCAAGAAGCAAATCTCATCCAACCTGCTCCCCAGCAGGATAAAGTCCAAGAAGCTGAACAGCAGGCTTGGGCACGGGTGAACAATGCATCTCAAGCAGGCGAGAAGTTCGAGCCAGTCACAGACTGGTCCGCCAAAATGGCGAGTGCCAAGAGCCCTGGCGAGTTGGATCAACTCATGGCGCAGTATAACGCCGAAATGGCAAAACCAAAATTCTAACTTCCCCAGCAGGGCGCACTACCCACTGGGCTATCAATTAAGGAAATACAGTGGCTTACACCCAACAGTCGTCACTCAGTGTTGACCAGGCAGCGTATGACCGGATGGCGTATTTCGCCCTTCGTTCAGAACTCTTGTTTGACCAGGCAGCTGACGTTCAAGCAAGCAATCAGACAATGCCGGGATCCTCGGTCGTTTTCACGATCTTCTCGGAACTTGCAACCGCAACAAGCGCACTTACTGAGACCTCAGATGTTACTCCGGTAGCAATGGGCGACAGCCAAGTGACCGTAACCCTCACGGAATACGGTAACACCGTCAACACAACTGCAAAGTTGCGTGGAACTTCCTTCTTGGACGTAGACGCAGCAGCAGCCAACTTGATTGGTTACAACGCAGGTAACAGCATGGACGTAATTGTTCGTGAAGTTCTTGCAGCTGGCGACAACGTAATTTACGGTGGCGGCGGATCAACAGATGAAACCTCACGCACAGCTATCGAAGCTGAAGACATCATCGAAGCGAACGACGTTCGCAAGGTGACAGCTGCTCTTCGTGGTGCAAGCGTTAGCCCATGGTCTGGTTACTACATCGGATTCATCCACCCAGACGTGTCCTACGACCTCCGTCGTGAAACTGGCAACGCATCGTGGAACGCACCTCATGTCAACATTGACACCGCAAACATCTACATGGGTGAAATCGGTACCTTCGAGTCGGTGCGCTTCATCGAGACCCCACGTACCAAGGTGCGCGCAAACGCATCTGACGGTGCAGGTTCAACAGGAAACATTGACGTTTATGACACCTACATCATGGGTCGTCAGGCGTTGGCAAAGGCTTACTCCTTTGTTGATGGCAATGGTCCTGTACCACAGATCCGTCGTGGTCCAGTGGTTGACTCGCTCATGCGCTTCAACCCAATCGGTTGGTACTGGCTCGGTGGCTACGGCCTCTTCCGTCAGGCATCACTCCGCCGCATTGAATCATCTTCATCAATCGGAGCAAACGCAGCCTAAGCAGCTAGCTACATTGCTGTAAGGCAAGCAGAGCCCCTCCGCATTTCCCGCGGGGGGGCTTTTGCTATAATCGCCTAAGAACGAAAGGTCGTCATGTCAATTTCAAACTACGCAGAACTTGCTCTTCTGGACACATTAAGCGGAACATCTTTTTCTGTAGCAACAACCTATATCAAGTTGCATACTGGCGACCCAGGTGAAACCGGTGAATCCAATGCAGCAACAGAGGATACTCGTAAAGCTGTTTCGTGGAGTGCTGCATCATCTGGATCGAAAGCTATGTCTTCAGCTGTTACGTGGACTGACGTTAGTACAACTGAGGTTTATACACACTGGTCACTATGGGATGCGCTAACTTCCGGAAACTGTCTGTGGTCGGGTGGTTTATCATCGTCTGCTTCAGTAACCGCTGGTGACACCTTCCAGGTTTCTTCTTTAACCCTGACTCTCGACTAGTCAAAAGGGGGGTAATCCCAACATGGCTATAACGCAGGTAATTGGGTTTACCGAACCGTACAGAGGTACACAGCAATTTTATGTTGGCATAACTTTTTCGCGTACAGCGACTGGATCTGGAACAAGTTCAGAAACAGCAAATATGTCTATATCACGAGTAAGAACGGCAACTGGAACTGGATCTAGCTCATTTGATTCAACTGAATTAATAACGCACGTAAGACAAGGCGCTTCTTCCGCAGGTACTGGAGGGTCTGCTTCTTCAGGTTACTCGACGGTTTATTCGCAAGCGACTGGATCAGGAGTTGGGTCTGGTTCTGCAACTTTTTATATATTGCAATTTAGGCTGGCTACGGGTTCCGGTGTTGGTTCATCTTCCGCCTCTGGATACAAGACCGTGTACCGAACAGCAGAGTCGTCTGGATTGGGAAGTTCTTCAAGCGTTGGAATACGTGTAGTAGAAGTGGTTGCCACTGGTTCTGGCCAAGGTTCAACTAGTGGTAGTGCTGTTGGTTACAAATTCCACATGTTCCGCCCACCAACTCAAAACGATGTACCAACTCAACTTGTTGGTGGGGACAGGATAGCCAACAGGCTTGCTCGTTTCTATGCCCCTGGACA